GCCCATCATGCAATTTGCCTGGGCAAAGCTTCCCGGCATCGACGGCGTGTAGACCGTCGGTGCGCTGTGGATCGTCGCGTCTGTGTTGCCTGGACTGTTGAAGTTGATGTTTTGAGCATTGCCAGCATTCTGCGCGGACGTCGTAGCTGCGACGTTCGAGCTTACGGTCGACGTCAAATCGGCAAATGCTGCAGTCGTTACGCACATGAGTGCGATTGCTGCGATATTCTTTTTCATGGTGTTTCCCCGGTGCTTATTGGTAAAGCACCGGTTGTTTCCGGTGCTGTGTAAAACTTGTTATTCGTGGTTATCGCCAACCGTTGCGTTGGTGTTGACACCCGTGCTCGCGGTACCCGTTGCCGTGAAGGTTCCGCTGTTGCCGATCGACAGCGTATCCGGCGTGCTGAGTGCTGCGCCGTTCACCGTCATGACGCCCGATGTGTTGCTAGCAGTAGCGCCACCTGCCAGAGCCGAGCTAACACCAGCCGAGGCCGTGCTGCCCGACTTGATGCTGTCGTATGTTTGTGTCGACCCGAAGTTAGCATTGGCGACCGATGCGGTATAACCGCCCTCGTTCGTGCCCGCGGTGATCGCTTCGGTCGCGCCTACTCCGGCGTATCCGCTGCCAGCTGCCACACCCTGGATAGCGTTGGTCCCGCTCACAATCGCGCCTGCGCCGCCTACTACTGACGCGCTGCCGCCTGCACTGCCAGTCGAATAGTTCCATGCGCTGCTGTTCGACGTCACCCCGACCGTGCCAACCGTACCGACCGTCTGCGTCGGAACGTTCTGGCCGCCGATAGACGTTGTGCCTTTGGTAGCCGTCGATGTGATGCTGCCGAATGCCGTCTGATTTTGCGTAGCCTGCGACTCGCTGAAACCGCCGTTGACTGCCGTGACGTTGCCGCTAATCGCGGTATTCACATTAATGTTGGAAAAGCCGCCTGCAGTGACCGCGGATGGCTCGGCGAACGCCGGTGCGCTGATTGCTAAAGCCAGAATTGATACTGCCAAGATGCTGCGTTTCATTTTTATTTTCCTCGTATGTGCGTGAGTCGGTCACGTTGCCGTTACTGCTGTTCAGTGGATCGCTCTGCAAACGAGGATTCTGTCCTAAGACTCGTTGTCCTCTACGCCAGTCAAGGTACGGCAGGCCCGGTACCTTGACCAACTCGGCGCTTCTTAGCTCGTGAAGGCTCCACGCCGTACAAAGCGATCCATTGAAAAGGCCCATTACGCCGGGCCAGCGTCTATCAAAAAGGAATCTCATCTGATGCGACTTCGTAAGAAGCGGTGCCAGACGGGTCAAACGTCAAGCACTGCAAGTTCGAAATCGCGTCGTTGATTTCCCGAATGCGGTCGGTGAACTGCCGCTGAATCGCTTCCTTCTTGGCATTCAGTGCGGACACCTGGGCCGCGACCGGATTGAATGTTTCTGGCAACTCAACCTCAACCGTGTGTTCGCAAACCTGAAAGTACCCTTGCTCGCTGAAGTAATTCGAGCCACCGCCTTCGAAGAACATGTATTTCACTTCGCGTTCGTAGACTTCTTTCTTTCCCCAGATCCAGCCCTTCAATTCGATCATTGCAATTTCAAACCCCCTTAATCATTTCGGTGCGACGATCGCTATCGATGTCGTCGCCGTGGTCATCATCTAACTCAATGTCTTCGTCGTCATCGGGTAGGCCAGAGAGCAGCCATTCGTCGTGACGGAAGTCCTTGTCAACGAGGCGGTTCATTTCTTCCTCATCGCGTTAAGAATCGCGCCGCGCGTGAAGAAAGCAACCATATCCTTCACAAACTGCATCGGCTCTTCGCCCATCTCGTCGACTTCCATTGGCGCCCATTCGTGCAGGTCGGCCAGTTCGGTGATCCAGTCGGAAGCGATCTGTTTGAATTTCAGGGGTTGAAGATCTTTCATTTTTTATCCATCACACTAAGCATTACTAAAAACCCAATAAACGCCGAAGCGATGCAAGCGCTAAGAAGAAATTCGGGCATGTCAGTAGTTCCCAGAGATAAGCCGCTCGGCAATCCACCGGAGCGCGCCGTCTAAATCTTCGGTGTGCCGCAGGCCGATACAGCAGAGGAGGGCGCGGGCGTGGCTCGACATATCAACCCCAGACCACATCGCGGTAATCAACGGTGCGAGAATATTTGCCGTTGATCGTCTCGACATAAGCGTGAGAAAAAGGCGTGATCTCGATGTGTGCGATGCGCAACAGGTCGCGCAGGTAGTCGGAATAGAACATGTCAGCCTCCTAATGGCTGGTTACTCTTCGCTGCTCAGATGCGATGTTTAAAACACGCTCTCGTACTCTTGCTGCCGCGCATCGAGGTACGCTTCGTGCGTGGTCTTGCTCATCTGGCACATCACTGGAGCGCTGCGCAGTGCGCACGGATTACTCTGTCCAGGCGTTTTATCGAGCACCGGGAAATGGCTTTCCATGTAGCAGCGCTTAGCGCGCTCCTGTTCTTTCTTGCCAATGTGCGGGGCGTACTTGCTGCGTGTCGAGCCGCCCAGCCACTTCGCGAGCTTGCCGCGACCCTTGCCGCGCGAAACATACGGGCCGATGCCAGTCATCGCGGCGCGTTGCGCTTCACCACCCAGGCTCATCGCTGCTGCAATGGCGGCCATCATCATGTTTGCTCGTGCGAACGGGGTTGCTTGCATTTTCTTCTCCGGTAGTAGTCCTCAATGCCTAGCGCACTGAGATAAATTAGTGGCAGTTTAGCTATGACCAATCCCCGATTTTCCAGCTGCCAAGCGCCTCGGTTAATCTTGTCGCTTTATTGGGTCCCCGATGTGCTGGCAAGAAAGCGCATCGGATCATTCCCTCTCGTGGGTATTCGGAGCCGCTTACGGCGGCAAGTCGGACGGAGCTAAGCGCCTACTAGACGTACGTCGTTCGCCTTTATTACTGGTGGCACCTTCAGTCCCTGCCTTACTCGATTAGCAGGGCATCCACACGCTTTCGCGCTCGAGGAGGACAATTCAATGCAACTTTCAAGAGAACACACCACGCTATACCAGGGAGTTTCCTACTGGTGTACGTGCCGTGAAGTCAGGGCTAAAGTCCCATGACCAAGCAACGCCTTACGCCGGACTACTGTGGCAGGGAATGCGGTGCGTTCTCTTGAAAACTGCTTCGCAGCAGCCGTGCTACTTCCGGTGAACCGGCTCACGGTCTGCTGCGGTGTTATCGATCTTCCAAGTGTTCTATAGCCCCATCTGGGAGCCAGGCACTTGGTTGATAGGCCCCGATCTTTTCAGCGGTAGGGCGTTGAGCGCTCCCTTGCGGGTATCTCTGCTAGATTCGCTTAAAGATCCTTCCGCGATCCGGCTCTGCCGGGGCGGGTGCTACGATGTTGCTAACTACGCTTTACTGTCTTGCCGCATCGGACACACACGTCGCAGACGTAAATGCGCTTGGTACGGGCCTCGATTTCCATCGTTGGCTGATACGGCGCCAACAGATCGGTACGCGCTTCCGGAGGAATCCGGTCATACCGCGCTTCGAACTTGCAGGCACCAATCCAGCGACCGACGCGCGGGCATTCGCTCATCACAAACTCCTTATCCGAGCCACTTATCAGCCAGCGCCATCAGCTTCTTCGGTTCCCAGATCGACCAGCCGCGAAGATGCTCACGAAGGTCTTTCACGGTCACGTTCATCGTTTCAGCCTTGGCGGCCAGCAACTCAGGACGATCGAGGATCAGCGTGAGGCAGACTTTGGCCGTAGCCTTGTCCGACTTGTGCTGAACCGTTGCGGCCTTGCGTGTGGCGCTTGCTGCGGCTGCCTGATCGCGCTTGTACGCATCAAGCTGGGCGTCGATGTTCCCGCGCTTAGCCAGCGGGACATTCAGCATTCCGTGGTCAAGTGCTTGGCTCATTTCGCTGCCCCTGGTCTGATGTGGTGTTTGCTTGCTTGACTGAACAATAGCAAGTGCTTTTGAAGAACGCAAGCAAAAGCTATCGCACGTGGTCGAATTTTTTTAGAGAACTTTTGCTTTCGCCCGATGGGTGTGCATTTCGGGCAACAATAGGCGCAAAAAAGCCCGCGCGCGGCGGGCTAAGGGAGATGTGAAAAGCCCCGCTCGGTGGCGGGGCTGGTTATCTGCGAGGTGAGGCGGTAGTTATTGGCGAGTGCCCTGAGGACTACCTACTGCTCTTCAGACTTCTTCCGGCTCAAAGCGAGGAATACCGGCCAGTCGGTCCGCAAGTTCAGCCTTCGCGGTGACAGTGTCAAAATCGAGCTGCAGACCAGTCCAGAACTCGTCGCTGGTTCCGAAATACCGAGACAGGCGCAGGCCCGTGTCCACAGTGATGGCGCGATGCCCGTTCACAATGTCACCGATACGCTGCTGCGGCACGCCGATATCTTTGGCAAGGCGGTACATGCTGATACCCATTGGCGCCAGGAATTCCTCGGTCAAGATTTCACCTGGCGTCGGGTAGGCGACTTCGCGGTTCATAGTGCCACTCCTTTGGCTAATGGTAGTCAACAATTTCCACATCGAAAGCATTTCCAGCATCGAATCGAAAGCACACCCGAAACTGGTCATTAATACGGATGCTATGTGATCCGGCCCTATCTCGATTCAATGCCTTCAGACGATTGTTGGGCGGGATTCTGAGATCATCCAACACGGCAGCTCGGTGCAGCATTGCAAGTTTCCGCATGGCGACCGCCTCAATATTGACGAAACGCGCTACCCGCTGACCAGCAAAAAGGGTTTGAGTGTCGGCGCACCGGAACGTTTGGATCATGTCAAGTATGCTAATGCGCGGCGTTACTGTCGTCAAACGTTATTAACGGCATGTGTACGCGAAACCTTATAGCGAAGCGCGCGGCGGGCTAGGGTGTGGGCTCAATCTGCGCGGTACATGCCCGAACCACGCGGGATGATGGCCGCAACGCGGTGAATCGTCAGTATTTAACGATCTTGGAACGCACCACGCCGCAGATGGTCGCATTACCGTTGACTTCGAAGATCCGGTTGGGCCACGTCGGATTCAGCGCTTTCAAATACTTTTTCCCGCCCTCGAGAACGAGCTGCTTGAAAGTTGCTTCCGAGTCATCGTCCAGTCTGACGACGACAAACGAGCCGTTCTCGGCATCGCAATTCGGATCCACCAGGACGATTTCGCCCTCGCGGAATGATCGATGGTCTGCAGGATCAAACATGCTTTCTCCGCGCACCTTAAGGTAGAAGGACGCGGCTGATACCTTCACCGGCGATGCTATCCACTCCTCGGCATCCCCAGGCGCAAAATTATCCACAATCTCTTCCCAGGCTCCGGCCTGGACCCAGGAAATAAGGGGAAAGATCCCTTTGGTCTCTGGTCCCGACTCTATATTGGTAGTGGAGTCTAGATTAGCGCCGGATAGCTTTTGTTCGCTGGCGATTAAGGGTGTATTTACCCCTCTATTCCCGGTTTTACCATTTTCCGGTTTGAACCCCGATATTTCATCCTCGATGCCAAGGTCGAAATATAGGGCCGGAAGTCCAAGGTCTTCCTCCAGCCTGCGCGCCACGCGCTCTTTGAAACCCTTCCCCTCTCGGTAGTTGGGATTAAGCATCTGCCGCAATCGAGTTGCGTCCTGAGCATGCCGGCGCGCGAACTCCGCGACGTTGCCACTCGCTTCTTTGTCGACCAGGTCCTTAAGCCGCTTGCGGCGGTACGCATCGATATCCATCGGCGAATTAAACCTGAAAACTAGCATTTGCTGTGATCGCAAAAGTTATCGTTTCAGCACGCAAATGCTTGCACTTAGCGTAAGCATTTGCTATCGTTGGTGCATGAACCCATTTCGAACCTACTTCAAAGCACTGACCAAAGAGGAGCGCAAAGCGCTTGCCGATGCGGTTGGTACGTCCGTCGCCTATCTCTGGCAGATCGCCTACGAGCAGCGCCGTTGCAACGAGTCTATGGCGATAAAAATCGATAAGGCAACTTCCCGCGCGATATCCGTCGAGCAACTTCGGAGCGATGTTGATTGGGCTTACATCCGCGCATCGGCCAAGTCGATCGCAGATAGCCCGACAAATGGCATGGTTGACCGCATAGCTACTTCGGACGACACCCAAGGCGATGCCGGCGGAGAAGTTGATCCGCAAGAACCGGAAGAGGGGGCTTGAATGAACTACGACGAAGAGATCCTTGCTGGCGTGCAATGGCGCGAAACCGGAAGTCAGCCTGAAGGCGATCTTCCCTACGCGACGCACGAAGGTATGTTTGAAATTTTGGGCTCCAAGCTGCGTTGCTATCGACTCAACACTGGTCAAGCGATTATTCACGGAGACGATCTGGCGGCCTTTCTGCAGATTCCAGATGCCGACCCCGAGACAGTTGACGGCAAAGGATTGGAAAAGGCCGCTTAACAGCCGGCTCTCGTTATTCCCCGATTCAGCGCTAAGCAGTACTAAGCGCGTAACAGCGTCTCCCCGGATCGCACGCCCCGTAGCGGTCTGGTTTCCCCGGCCCGGTAGGCGGGGCGTTTTATGAATGCAGGTAGCCGTGTGGTCTGGCTGGCTGGTTTTGAAGGTTTGAGAGTTTGTGTCCATGGACCGAACTCTATTTTTTTCGCCGCATTGCAGCACTACAAACGAACACAAATAATTAGGGAGCGTGTGAAGTGAGCCAAGAAGCCTTGTTTTACGAGACCTTCAACGACGCATTGGATTCGGTCGTGAAAGCCTGTGGAGGCGCTAAGGGCGTGGGTTGCAAGCTGTGGCCGGAGAAGACCCCGGATGCAGCTCACCGCCTTTTGTTGGCTTGCCTCAACGAAGACCGCGTCGAGAAGCTTGGACCAGAGCATGTCCTGATGATCTTGCGCATGGGCCGCGAACGTGGCGCACATGCAGCTATCAATTTCCTTTCCCGCGAGTCCGGTTACGCCGATCCGACGCCGATCGAGCCGGAAGATGAGAAGGCTCGCCTTCAGCGCGAGTTCATCGAAGCACAGCGGTCGATGTCGAAGCTCGCCGAGCGGATGGAACGCTTCGGCTTTATTCGGAGCGCGGCATGAACCCGGTAATCATCGGCGACGCTCAACTTTGGCTTGGCGACTGCGCTGCGATTCTGCCGGTGCTTGAGCGCGTGGATGCAGTGGTAACGGACCCGCCGTACGGCATCTTGAACCTTGAGGGCGTTGGCTCAACGACCGCAGTACGGAAGTCACCGCGCCAGCAAGGTTCCGGAACGCTGAAGAATCGCATTTTGAACACGTCTCAGGTCCAGTGGGACATTGCGCCAGCACCAGAGATTTTCGAGATGTTCCGAAACGCGGCGGCCGATCAGATTATCTGGGGCGGAAACTACTTTCCGTTACCGCCGGCTCGCGGGATCTTGGTCTGGGATAAGGACCAGCCCTGGACAAACTTTTCGCAGGCAGAAATCGCGTGGACGTCTTTGAATCGACCGGCAGCGCTATTCCGTGAGAGCGCTACACGCGGCACTCCGAACAAAGAACATCCGACGCAAAAGCCTCTTTCGCTGATGTTGTGGTGTTTGTCTCTAATCCCTAATGCCAATTCGATACTCGATCCGTACATGGGGTCTGGCACGACTGGAGTAGCGGCAGCCCAGACCGGTAGAAAATTCATCGGCATAGAGCGTGAAGAGCGCTACTTCCAAATCGCTTGCAAGCGCATCGAAGACGCCCAGCGCCAAACAACCTTATTCGAACCTGCCGCACCTGTTGCCGAGCAGACGCCGCTCTTTGGGGAAATGGCATGACCGAAGAACAGAAAGCATTGAAGGCTTGCACGGACTATGCGCGCCTCACGCGCGAGATTGCTTCGCTGAAGTCCGCGCTTGGCGATCACCTCGGTAAGTGCGCAGGTGTCCGCACGCCGGAGCTTGGCGATTCGACGCATCTGAGTGTCGCCTATACACCCGAGGTCATTGAATCCGATTCGCACTATGAAGACGCGCACAACGTGTTCATGACCGATGTCGAGATCCGCAAATACCTCGCCGTCTGCCCGCACTGCCTTGCCGCCCACGAAGCGATTCAAGCTCGCAAGGCGGCTCGCAGAAGTCTCGGCGCGGCGAAGAGACAGATTGGCTTGATCGGGCGTAAGGCCATCGCGCAAGCGTGAAGTCGCAATAGTTAGATACCGGAGCGGTGCGTGGCCAGAGCAAGAAACATAAAACCGGGTTTTTTCAAGAACTACGAGTTGGCCGATCTTGGCCCCGTGGCTCAATTGTTGTTTGCTGGCCTATGGTGCCTTGCCGACAGGAAAGGTCGACTAGAAGACAAGCCTCGGTTCATCAAGGCTGAAGTCTTCCCTTACTACGATGCAGACGTTAACGGTGAACTCACGCAACTAGAACGGTTAGGCTTCGTGAAGCGTTACATGGTGCGTGGAATGCCCTTCATTTCGATCGTGAATTTCTTAAAGCACCAATCACCGCACAGCACAGAGAAAGCTTCGGAGCTTCCTGGCGAAGACGAAGCAGATACAGCCGAACCTTTACCAGTAAGGACTACAAAGGATAACGGTGATTTAACGGTGGGTTCACGCAAGGATAACGGTGGAAATCCCCCTGATTCACTGATTCCTGATTCTCTGATTCACCGATTGACTGATTCTCTGATTCCGGATTCACCGATTGCTGAAGAACCCCCTTTGTCGATTTCGTCGCCTTCGGCACCGAAAATCGACCGCGATGAAGTCGTAGAGATTTTCGCCTACTGGCAAAAACGGATGAATTCGCCGACGTCGAAGCTGGACGACAAACGCCGCAAAACGATCAAGAAGGCTTTGGCGATGAAGTACTCGCCTGCTGACCTGTGCCGTGCGATACGCGGCTGCAGCCTGACGCCGCACAACATGGGCGATAGCCCGAGCACGAACCCGACCGGGCAAAAGTACAACGGAATCGAGTTGATCTTTCGCAACGCAGACCAGATCGACCGGTTCATTGCAAACAGCAGTTCACCGCCTCGACCGAGTACGGCCGATTCTCCGGCGCAGCGCCGCGAGGCTGAGAGTGAGGCGAACTTGCGAGCCTTCCTCGGTGAAACCCAAGTGCAAGACCCGATGACGATTGAGATGGAGAAATGACGTGAACGATGCCGACCGACCCGAATTTGCGAAAGCTTTGAAGCTGGCTTTCGAAACATACCGCCAGCCCTTGCCGAGCAAAGACGTGCTGGACCTCTGGTGGCAAAAGCTTTCGCTATTCCCGGTCGCCGTCGTGTCGCGCGCCTTCAGCGCCTACACCGACGAGGGTTCGTACGCGCCGGTCCCTGCCGATATTGTGAAGCGTTGCCGCGGCGAGCAAAACATCGACAGCCGCCCTGGTGCTGAGGAAGCGTGGGCGATTTCGGTGCGCGCGATGGACGAGGGCAATACGGTCGTCATGAACAACGAAATCGCCGAAGCGTTGAAAACAGCGCGGCCGATTTTCGAACTTGGCGATGAGGTCGGTGCACGCATGGCATTCAAGGAAATCTACACGCGTTTGATTACCGAGGCGCGCGCCAAGGGATTACCTGCCGTGTGGTGGCCGTCAATCGGAACCGACAAGGACCAGCGGCATACCGTTTTGCAAAAAGCCGTAGTGGATGGCCTGCTGCCCTCACATTCGGTTGCCGTGAAAGAGGCGCTTCCCGCGCCAGCAGGAGGAATTGAATTGCTCCTTTCAGCGCCAGCGCAGACCACTGAGGCGCGCGCCGCACTCGATGGACTCAAGGCGTTGCTGCACCGCGATCCAGAAGCCGAAGAAGCCGCGAGGCATGAGCGACTGATGGAAGAGCAGCGCGCCGTAGCTGATCGCAAGGCGGAATTGCTCGCGCAAGCCGAAAGAATTGGCCTGACTGACGAGGGCTATGCGGAGATCGCGCCGCAATGATCCTCGCTACCATCAGAGCCAAGAAGCCCAACAAATATCGGAACGTGAAGAGCGTTGTCGACGGCATCACTTTCGATTCCAGACGGGAAGCGCGCCGCTGGCAAGAACTGGTTCTGCTTGAGCGTGCCGGGAAGATCCGCGACCTTGAGCGCCAGACCAAGTTTCAGGTCGCGGCGGCCGTAATTTTGGATGGCCGGAAGAAGCCGGCAGTCGTCTACAAAGCGGATTTCACCTATCGCGATCCCGATACGCGGCGGCTGACCGTTGAGGACTGCAAAGGCGTCTCGACGGCGGTCTATCGTTTGAAACGGCATTTGCTCGCGCTGATCGGGATTCATATCACGGAGGTGAAGTGATGGCTGCTCGTTGGAGTCCGGAAGAATTGGCGATTCTCGCGGGTATTTGGAAATCGCCTATCCCGGTTAAGTGCCAAATGCATCTACTGCCGGCGCGCACGAAATCGACGGCCTGTCACCAGGCCGCCCGCCAGGGTTTGGGTGAAAAGCGCCGTGGCGTATCTAAGCTGTTCGATGAGATTGAGCAGCTTCTAGAGGACGGTAGATCGCGGTCTGCGGCTGCAGTCTTCAAGGAAGTCGATATCAATCTCGGTCACGCGCGGAGGCTATTGAATCGGCTCGTGACGGAACGGCGCGCTTACATCACCCGATGGGAACAGGTTTCTGGCAATGGTCTTTGGCAGGCTATGTATCTGATTGGGGAAGGAGTCAGTGCACCGAAGCCCAAGAAGATGACGCAGAAGGAACGCAATGCGCGCTTTGAACGAAAGATCGATCCGCTTGAACTTCAGATTCGGCGCCAGCGGTACACGCTACGCAAAAAGAACATCGTTCGGCGCGACCCTCTGGTCGCCGCCTTTTTCGGAGAAGCGGCATGACTCGATTCTATCGACATTGGACGACGAAGGAAGAGGAAGCGCTTCGTCGTATCTGGGTAACGGAAACGCCGCTGAAAGAGTTCATGCATCTGTTCGAGGGGCGCTCGTATTCATCCGTATCTATCCATGCGAACCAGCACATGGGCTTAGGCGCTCGACCAACGAAAGTTCGGTCGCGTTACTCGGCAGTGTGGGACTCGATTGAACGACTTCTGGCGACTGGTGCCGAGCTGACGTCGAAAGGGATTGCTGACGAACTCGGTTTTTCAGCGCGGCAGGTTAAAGCAGTGTTGGACGCGAAAAGCCGTGGCAGCGCAAAGAAGGTGCACGTCGATGCATGGTGCCGTCCCGGAAAGGCTCACTTCTGGGTGGAGATTTGGGCGATCGGCGATGAGGTTGATGCACCTCGCCCACGCGGCCGCACGCGCGATGATCTGAACGCGGTCAAGCGCCAGCAGCGCGCGACCGTCAGCCGTATTCGGAAGTACGGCGTGTTTGGAACTGTCGTAGATCAACTCTATCGGGCGGCCGCATGAAGCGCATCTACATCGCGGGCCCGATGACGGGAATTTTGGAACTCAACTTTCCCGCCTTCCACGACGCGGCGGCGCTCCTCCGTTCGCAGGGCTATGACGTCGTGAACCCTGCCGAGATCAATGCGGATCCAACCGCCGGCTGGCAGGCATGCATGCGCGCCGACATCCGCGAGCTCGTGACGTGCGATGCCGTGTACTTCCTTCCCGGATTCGACAAATCCCGCGGCGCGCAACTGGAACGCCACATTGCCAAGGCTCTCGGTATGGGCTTGATGTACGCGGACGAAGTGCAGAGAACGGCGGAGGTGGCAACGTGAGCAAAGTCATCCTGCACCTAGACGAACGCGGGAAGCTCGCTGGCATCGATGACAAGCAGGATCGCGCCTATGCCCGGTTCCGCAGCAAGATCGCGAAGCTGCGCCCCGGCGAGACGCTCGCGTTCGATTTCAAGATCCCGCGCAGCGCTAGGTTCCATCGTCTTCATTTCGCCATGCTCGGCGCGTTCTTCGCTGTGCAGGAAGTATTCGACGATCCCGAGCGCATGCGTAAGTGGCTTGAAACTGGAGCCGGTCACGTTGAATTCCTGCCGGGACCGACCGGTGAATTCATCGCCATGCCGAAGTCGATCGCCTACGAGGCGTTGGAGGATTCCGATTTCCACGATGTGCACGAAGGGATCAAAGCGTTTCTTCGGCAGCCGCACGCGTACCGGTATTTGTGGCCGCACCTTGACGATGCTGGGCGTGAGCAGATGGTTGAGGCCGTGTTGGAGGAATTTGAAAAATGAGATGCATCGTATTTGACCCAATCGATCTTGAACCGCTGACAGTGATCGACGTACCGCAGGATTTTATTCGCGGACTTGAGAGAGGTGAGCGGTGGAATATTTTGCGGTTTCCGGTGCCCGAACCGATTCGCATGACGTGGCGCGCGCCTCTCGGCGAGATCACGCTTGGTCCCTTGAAGATAGCCGAAGTCCGTATGGAACGGTTCCACTACGGGAGACTGAGCACGTGGTGCGCAATGGCCCTTAACCCGGAAATCTGCCTGCTGATGAAGTCGGAATTGCTTCCCGGCCAGCGACGCGATGCGCAGGAGCGGGAGCGAAATGCATTCGTCAACGGGCTGATGGCGGCGTTCCAATGACCCTCGCTCGAAAGACGCCAATGAAACGTACCGGCTTCTCCCGGAAACCCTCACCGAAGCCCTTCGCCCTGGCCAGCGCCAAGACGCAGATGAAGCGGACGGCTTTCAAGGCCAAGGGTCGCAAGGTTGCGACCGCCGTCGAGAAGCGCCATATGTGCGCCGTATGTCGCATGGGTTGCATCGTCTGCCGGAACCTGGGCTTCGGAGAAACACCTTGTGAAATCCATCACGTTCGCTTTCTCGTGGGCGGAGGACAGCGTGCGGGAAATCTCGATGTGCTGGGTCTTTGTCCGGGCCACCATAGGTTAGGAGGCTACGGAGTTGCCTACCACGCAGGTCCAGAGGTTTGGGAAGAGAACTTCGGCACCGAGCGAGAGTTGCTCGAGCAGACGAAGCGGGAAACGGGCATCGAACAACTTGAAACGGAGGAAGTATGAACTGGCAATCAATCGAAACAGCGCCGCGCGACGGCAGTCGCATTCTGACGTGGAACGTCACGCCGGTATTCGATGAAGACACCGGCAAGATCGAAAACGAAACGGCAATCAGTGTCGCGTATTGGCTGTTAGGTGACTGGATGGAATATCCGGCCTCGCCGCGGTATATCCAAGGCCAGCGTCATCTCTTTTGGATGCCATTGCCCGAAGGGCCGGGAGTGCCAGCATGAGCAAGAAGGGCGACTACGAAATCCCGTTCGATAAGCAGGGAAACCAACTTCACTACCCAGACTCATCGTATGAGCGCGACGGCGACGGATACAAAAAGGTTGGCCCGGAATGGCGCAAGAACGAACCATTCCATGACTCGCTGACGTTCGTAGGCTTCTCTCGCGGTCGCAGCGCTGCCAATCTCGATTTCAGGCGCGAGAATGGAACGAATGTAACCGTGTTCCTGAAGGAGTTCTGTGACATGGTTCCGCACATGGTCGGAGGCGTAATCAAAGGGAAGTTCCAATTCACGAAGCGCGGCCAGAACTACGGCTGCTTATTGATCGAGGCGGCGAAATGAACCAGGACACGAACCGCGAGGACCGGGTAGAGCGCACGCGCATCGCTAGGCTTTATGAGTTACGGATTGTTCATCTCGACGGTAGCGTGGAGACCTTCTACCCGAAGGCATGCCTCTCGTGCGGAGCTAGTTCCGATCCGTATGGGAATGTACCGTGCCCTTGCGGGCAACCGGAGTACTCAGCATGACCTATCTCCTTTTCGAGCGCGCCGTTGGCGATGCCGGATATCTCTTCGCCATCTTGCCCGAGGGTGAATTGCGATTCTTCCTCGACCAGGAGGCTTGCGAGAACTTCGCCAAGCGCCAAGGCTTTACACCGATGTTTGCGGCGGTAGACGACGGCCACGACGGCTCGGAGCAATGATGGACTACCTCTCAATATTTCTCGCTGGCGTCGTTCTTGGCCTATTCGCTAGCGTAATGGTGCTGGTTGTGATTCTGGCTCATCCGGCTCGGCCAGGGTGGCGGAGTCACGGTTATCAGCCGTTTCCGAGTTCCGATCCGACGCCGCCTCCGCCTGCTCCGAAAGTCGCACAAATGCCGGTGCATGAGGCGGGGATCGTGGCGTATCAGTTTCTTGGGGTTACGGGCGAGGAGCAAGCGTGAAAAATACCTCGAAATCAACTGACTAAATGTGATACGCACTGCTAACTGTAGTAAAATGTTGGGCAGCGAACATACAGTCGTGACAACGCGCGGAGCTGGGCACCATGATTAAAGAGCAGATCGTAAGTGCGGTTCAGTCGAGCAATTTGGCGTGGAGCGAGATAGAAACCAAGGCCATTGACCGTATCACGGCGCTAGGTCTTTCCGATCCACTCGGGTCGTCGCTCTGGCGTTTCAAATACCTTCATGACGGGGCCGCGTATAAGCGCGCGCTCTATCTCCTAGTCAGCAAGGCGCGCGGTCGGCTCAAAACGAAGGATCTGGATTACGTGATCGCCATGTCAACCGGAGTCATGCGCGAGTGGGCAGTCGACGCATGTGATGCGTGCCACGGTGTAGGCAGTGTTCCAGCGATGCATGGCTTAAGCGATAAGTGCTCGAAATGCGATGGAACAGGCATCAAGCGCTATACCGACTTCGAGCGCGAGAGCAATTGCAAGATTCCGCATGGTTCATGGAACAAAGGCCATAACCGCAATTTCGACGAGATCATGATTTGCTTAACCGGTTCAGCATCTGCGACGGGAGGCAAGGTTAGAGCGCTGCTGCATGATTAAAAAATCGCTCGCAACCCCTTGTTTACCATGGAATATTCATTTACAATCCGCAGTGACTCACTCGAAAACCATTTTTCTAGTGGAAAAGCTGCGTGGAAAAAACCGCAGAAGGGTGAGCGCGCTGAACGGCGCACATTTTTACCCGTTGATGGATTCGTGCCCCCTGAATTTCCCAAGCCCAGCCTTCGCGCTGGGTTTTTGCTTTGGTGCTCCCCGTGAACGATATGAGTGAGGCAGAACAAGCGGCGCTGGCATCGTGGACGTCCGTAGCCTTCGACGCTGCCGTTCTGGCCGGGTACATCGTTCCGCCGTGGCGACCGAGTCTTGGGGCATACGAGGCGATGCATGAATTATTCATTTTCGGCTTTGATCCTGCTCAGGCAGCCGAAGCTATGTTTGCGACCCGCCAATGACGAACCCCGAAATCCAAGCTGCAATCGACAGCATCGAAGCCGATATAGAGCGCATCCGCATTGATGGTGCGCTGAAGGTGTCGCTCGTTGCTAAGTTGGACCGGCTTCGCGTGATGATTCGTTCAGTTGACGCGCTTGACCGTCTGGCCGAGAACGCGCAAGAGCTTGGCTTAGGCTATGGATTGGAGGCAGCATGAGAGAAGGATGGGATTTGTGATGGACAATAAGCCGAAGGTCGAAGAACTGAACATCATTGCTGCGCATAACGGCGTGATGGTGACTGGCCGTTATGACTACCGTCGCGGCGATATGGCGCCTACACCCCACGTGTTCAACTCGAAGCACGACCTCTTCAAGTACCTCGAAGAATGCGGCGTGCTGGACAACACTACGAAGTAGCGATCCCCCGCGCGTTCCAGTCAGCGGATAGGCTCCGCAGCTCGACTACGGGCTGGACGCGCAACTAATACTAACGGCAGCAGGCAGGAGCAATCGGGTGAAGCCGCCCGGCCCTCGTGGTCCGAGTCTCAGGTGATGCGCCAGTTCATAAGCCCAAAGCGCGTCCGTAGGGCCAACGAAACTGGTCGCGATCGCCGATAGTACTAGAGCTTGGTCCTCTCCTGCGGCACAACGGACCGCTTTCACGTATGGCGATTGCATCGTTGAAATGATACGAACCGAGTAATCGGGCGCAAGCACAGTCGCCAGTCGTGAGAGTGAATGCGCAGGCTGATGCGCCGGAAACGATACGGCCCGACGGCGGACGAGTAACCTCCCAGTGTGGCGCCGGAGATCAGCACCGGCCATTCTCAGCCTTCACGCATGAGGTTTGGCTGCGCAACCTAGCGCAAGCAGTTCACTGGCGAGTGGTGGGATTGCCGTTCGAATCGGCGATCCGGCTGTTAGGGATGCCAGACCTCAGTCGTGAAGGTCTGACAGCGCTTTGGATCGACCCCGCGGCACCTTGCTAATAGCCTCGGTGTCTGGTGAGGCTTCACCAACACGGGAACCACCAGAGCCCCGCGCAGGACGAGCGCACAACGCCGTCGCTTGTAGCGCTTGCCTTCAACCTATTCTCCTCGGGTCGATGAAAGTCGATCTTTGCCCGTAGCGCATACACGCCGGGCTTCTTTATTTTCGCGCAGACCCGGCGCCACCGGCCGCTTCGCCAGCTAGGCACAGGCCACAAACGCGCCGCTGCCCGGTCAAGCCGCATAGTGACCGCTAATAACGCCGGCAGCGCGCCATGATTCTCGACCCTCGACCTCCGGGGGATAAATTGAGGCAGGGGCGCGCACCTCGAATATGAGTGGATTCTTCCGACTGCTCGCTCTGAGCAAAGAGAGATCGCGCGTAGGACTACTAATTTCTGAGTAGAAAGTATGCGCAAAAGCCTGATTCAGCCAGAAAGAACCCGGCCGATGCCGCCGGAACTGCTCTTCGATGACTCAAATTGGACGAAACACTTCGTTCCGGCTGACGGCGTAGAAGAGTGGATCGCCAAAACTCTGATGGCTGAGAGTTCGCTGCTCTACAACAAAGACCACGCGCACCTGATCGGCGCAGACATTCAATACCTATGGGCCGCGGCAGAAAACACTCGCCAGATGCGCCGCGTAGTCGGCCAGTGCGAGGAAGTAACGTTTCGCGCCAGCGCGTGGCAGAAAGGGCGCCAAGAGCAGCAGATGAAGGAATGGTTCGGGCGAGTCCCGGCCTACCTGATCACGTTCGACGCCTTTTACGCCAAAGAGTGTTCAGACATCGAGTGGTGCTCCCTCGTTGAGCACGAGCTTTATCACATCGCGCAGAAGGTTGACGCATTCGGTGCCCCGGCTTTCACCCAGGATGGTGACCCAAAAATTGGCATCCGCTCACACGATGTCGAAGAATTCGTCGGCATTGTCCGGCGCTATGGCGTAGGTGCTGCGGCAGGAGAAACAGCCAAATTAGTGCAAGCCGCCAGCAAGGCTCCCGAGATCGGTCAATTGAATATCGCTCAAGCCTGCGGGACTTGCCTGCTGCGCGCCGCTTAGTTGACAGCACGTTGAAAGATTAACGAATATGGCCGCTCTGCCGGAACACATCAAACTGCACATCGTTCAGGCGCAAGCGTGCTTCGATACGCCTTCTCAGGCCGCGAAGAGCGTCAACGAGGAATTTGGCGTAATCGTCTCGCCCCAGCAATGCGAGCGCTATGACCCGAACAAGCGCGCCGGCTCGGCACTGAGCGAGAAATTCCGCCTGATATTCGCCGAGACCCGCAAGACGTTTCTGGAAGACACGAGCCTGATCGGAGTCTCACATCGGGCCGTCCGCCTGCGCACGCTCCAACGAATGATTGAGCGCACCGAGAAGCAGGGCAATTTGTCCCTGACCGCTCAATTGCTCGAGCAGGTAGCGAAAGAGGCTGGCGACGCATACACCAACCGGCATCGTCTAGAACACACAGGCAAGGACGGCGGCCCGATCAAGACGCAACCCGTTCCGGTCGATCTAACCGATTTGACCGACCATGAACTTGAAGTCCTCGAACGTCTCGCTACCAAGTCTGGCGCAGATCAAGGCTGAGAAACTTAGGCGGCTCCGCGTCAAGCTGGAGGCCGATCACCTTGAGTTCACCAAGCACTTTTTCAAGATTCGGCAGGGTATCGAGTTCCGGGTCAACTGGCATCACGTCTACATCGCGGAGATTGTTGAGAAGGTCATCCGCGGCGAGATTAAGAACGTCGTAATCAACGTCTCCCCGGGCTCATCGAAGACCGAAGAGGTCGTGATCAACTTGATCGCGCGTGGCCTGGCGCTGAATGTGCGCGCTCGGTTCCTGCACATCTCGTACTCGGACGATCTGGCTGTCCTGAACTCGGAGACGGCGCGCGAGGTCGTGCGCTCGGAAGAGTATCAAGAGTTGTGGCCGCGCAAGATCGCTGGCGACGCTGACTCGAAGAAGCGTTGGAACGTCGAGGATGACGGCAAGAAGGCTGGCGGCGTCTACGCCACGTCTCTGGGCGGCCAGATCACCGGCTTCCGCGCCGGCCACATGGCTGAGGGCTGGCAGGGCGCGATTCTGATTGATGACCCGCTCAAGGTCGAGGACGCATACAGCAAGACCAATCGCGACAAAGCGAACCGGAAACTGATCTCGACGGTGAAAAGCCGCCGGGCGAATCCCGACACGCCGATCATCGTGATCATGCAGCGGCTCGCTGAGGAAGATCCGACCGGCTTCATTAAATCCGGCAAGGTTCCGGGCGACTGGACGTTCATTGAAATCCCCGCGCTCATCACGGATGAGTATGTCGAGAACCTTCCCGAGCATATCCGCCCGATGGTGGATAGCTCAGAGCGCGACGCAGACGGTCGTTTCAGTTATTGGCCGTACAAGGAACCGCTACAGGATCTGCTGGCTTCGGAGATCGCCGACCGATTCGTCTTCAGTGGCCAATACATGCAACGCCCGTCGCCTTTGGGTGGCGGCATCTTGCGCGGCGCAGCCTTTCGTCGTTATGCGATCGTGCCTCAGTTGCGCTATCGCAAGATCTATGCGGATACAGCGCAGAAGACGGCCGAGCGAAACGACTACAGCGTGTTCCAGTGCTGGGGCTACGGTCTCGATGGCGGGGCCTATCTGCTCGACCAGATCCGCGGCAAGTGGGAAGCCCCGGTACTGCGCCAGCGCGCGATGGACTTCTGGAATAAGCATTCAGCGCTGAACAGCAACCAGTATATGGGGCCGTTGCGCCTGATGAAGGTCGAGGACAAAGCCAGTGGAACGGGCCTGATTCAGGACATCCACGCATCTGGCGGCATCCCGATCGAAGGCATCGAGCGCAACCGCGACAAACTCTCGCGCGTGATGGACATCGTGAGTTACATCGATTCCGGGTATGTACACGTACCTGAGCATGCCGAATGGGCAAGCGACTTCATCGGCGAGTGCGAGGCCTTCACGGCCGATGACACGCATGCGCATGACGACCAGATCGACCCGATGTGCGACGCGATCAACGACATGCTGGCCGGCGCAAAGGATCTCTCTGTTTGGGCCAAATTGGCTGGATAACTCTGCTCAATGCTCGCGCCTCTGAGCGCAAGGAATAACTCAGAATGTCGCGCAAAAGAGCAAATCAAGCTGTTGCGAAGCAGCCTGTCCGCACCAATGACAGCTTCGCGAACTTCGGTGCGAATGTTGGCTGGGGTACGAATAATCAGTCGTCTGGCTCGACCTACACGCTGTCGTATCAAAGTCGCAACCGCATTGCGCTTGAGGCTGCATACCGCGGCAGTTGGATTGTCCGTGCAGCCGTTGACGCCATGCCGGAAGACATGACGCGCGCCGGCATTGAAATCTCTGGCATGGAGCCGGAAGACGTCACTCTCATCGAGCGCGACATGATGAGTTTGGCGATCTGGGATGCTCTTTGTGATGATGGCAAGTGGGCGAACCTGTATGGCGGCTCGCTTGCCGTCATGCTGATCGAAGGGCAAGATTTTTCGACGCCGCTGCGCGTTGAGACAATCGCCAAAGACCAGTTCAAGGGACTGCTGATTCTCGACCGTTGGATGGTCTCGCCGCCAGTTGATGATGTGGTAAAGGAATTCGGCCCCGACATGGGTAAGCCAGTCTATTACAACGTCATCGCCGACTACGCTGCAATCCCGAAAGCCAAGATTCACTATTCGCGCGTGATCCGCTTGGATGGCATGGATCTGCCGTTCTATCAGCGCGTGAGCGAAAACGGCTGGGGCTTGTCGGTGCTCGAACCGATGTGGGACCGGCTGATCGCATTCGACAGCTCATCCGTCGGCGCCGGTCAACTGATCTATAAGGCGCATCTGCGCACGATGACCATTGAAGGTCTGCGCGATGTCATCGCCTTAGGCGGTCCTGCGCTCGCTGGTCTCAAGGCACAAATAGAGTTCACTCGTCTCGCCCAGACCAATGAAGGCATGACGTTTGTCGACGGGAAGGACAAGTTCGAAACGCATGCGTACTCTTTCGCCGGCCTGTCCGACATGCTTACGCAATTCGCGCAGCAGTTGTGCGGCGCACTCGGCATGCCCTTCACGCGGTTGTTCGGCCAGTCTCCTACTGGTTTGAGCGCGACCGGTGAAGGAGAAATGAAGCAGTATCACGAGAAGGTAAAACAACAGCAGGAGCGCAAGCTAAGAAGGCCTCTTCATCGGCTTTTGTCGGTAATGTCCATGTCGACACTGGGTAAGCCATTGCCCGACGAATTTGGGTTTGAATTTCGAAACCTTCAGGAGATGTCCGAGAAGGAGAAATCGGAAATCGCGAAATCGACCGTCGAAGCCGTCACGGGCGCGCTGGACGCGAGCCTGCTCAAGATCAGTGATGGCATGAAGGAGTTGAAGGCATCAGCGCCCAACACCGGCATGTTCGGTGGAATTACTGATGAGGCGATTACCGAAGCCGAAGAGATGGAGAAAAATGCGCCACCTCCGGGCGAAACGGATCTTCCAGACATCAGTGATTTAAAGCCTGAAACGACGAAAGATTCTATGTGGAACAGATACTTTCGGAAGTAAAATAGACGAAGCCCCAAGCGACTGCGAATCGCCTGAGGCTTCTAACCAACCATTACCTTACTGAACAAGGTGACAGCATGGCTGACGCTATTGTAGTCCATTCGTGGGCGGTCATCCGATTGAAGGATGCCAAGGCGCAAGGACTCAAACTCTATTACACCGGGAAGCCTTGTAAATACGGGCATCTCGATCAGCGGCATACTTCATCTGGGCAATGCAAGACGTGCCTCAAGGTATCTTGGCCATCTCATTCCTCCGAAAAGAAGCGGGCCGATGAGAGCTTACGACGCACGCTGAAGCCTGAGCAATGTGCGCAGGCAATTGTAGAGGCGAAACGCAAGAATCCCGAAAAGTATGCGGTGGCTCGGTCGGCTTGGCTTGATGCTACAAAGGTCGAGCGTCTTCTGCAGACGGCAGAATGGAGAGCAGCAAATCCTGAAAGATGGAAAGAATTTCAGGACGCCTATCGGGCGCGCCATCCGGAACGCATATCGGCTGGCCGTCATCTGCGGCGAGCAAGGCTGAGGGGCGCGGAAGGTTCGCATACCGGTGAGCAACTTCAAGAATTGCTGGTAAAGCAGAAGTTCAAGTGCGCCTGCGGATGTAAGCAATCGATCAAGACGAAATACCACGTTGACCACAACGTGCCGCTCGCCCTTGGTGGATCGAACGACATTCTCAATATCCAACTTCTGCATCCCATTTGCAACCTGAAGAAAGGCGCGCTGCACCCCATTGAATGGGCTCAGCGGATGGGACGACTACTGTAAAAAATGATCCTCACCCTAGACCGCAAGCGCGATCGCAACCCGGTCAAGACACGAGGAATCGAGCTTCGGTACGGCTCGCAGCTTCGGAAGGTCGCGCAGCAGGTGGGCTCGATCATTCAGCCGTTCACGCCCGGTGAAATGTCTCAG